GGTCATCGGACATGCGCGGGTAGCGGCGATCAACTTCCACCCCGGCCCGCCGGAGTACCCCGGCATCGGCTGTACGAACTTCGCTCTCTACGACCGCGTGACCGGCTACGGATGCACCTGTCACCGGATGGCCGAGAAGGTGGACACGGGCGGCGTCATCGCCGTCTCGCGCTTCGCCGTGTACCCAACGGATGACGTGGCATCGCTCACCGAGCGCACCTACGACTTCATGCTCGCGCAGTTCTACACCGTCACCGATTCCATCCTGCGCGGTCGTGCGTTCCTGAACATCCCCGAGACGTGGGGTGTATCCCATACCCGCGCCGACCTTGACGCGCTCTCGCACATCACGCCGGACATGGACAGTGCGGAGGTAGCGCGGCGGATACGCGCAACGCGGTATGGCGAGTGGAAACCGACCGTCGAAGTCGGCGGCGTCACGTTCGTATCGGAGTGACCATGAAGCTCTTGCTCCTCATCCTCGTCATCATCGCCGTCCTCGTGTGGGCGGCTGTCCCGTGCGGAGGCGCGTCATGAGCACTCTCGCCCTCAATCCGCATTCCGCCGATGGGTTCGTCTATCTCGGCGGCGACACGTGGAGCACCGTCCGGGGGGCGTCGGCTGGCACGGCCAACACGACGGGCACCACGGCCAGCGTAAACGCTTACGGAGTACACGCGGTCGGGGAAGAGTGGGACTACATCGAGTTCCAGGTGTCGCGCTTCTTCCCGTCGTTCGACACGACACTGAGCGGCACCGTGGACTCCGGAACGCTCGACATCTACGTACGGAAGTTACTCTACGCGAACGCGAGCAGCGGGTTGGCGCTTGTCGCTAGCACGCAAGCGTCTGCTACCGCGCTCGTGGGTGACGACTACGACCAGGCGGGTACCACGCTTCTCGCCGCCGCGATACCGCACGCTGACATCTCCACATCCTACGCGCACGTGGTGTTCACGCTCAACGCCGCTGGAATCGCAGCCATCAACACGAGCGGCTACACGAAGTTCGCCATCAGAGAGAACTACTACGATCTCGGCAACCACCAGCCGCCGACGGCTGAGAATGTCTCGGATGGTGGCTCGTACCAGTTCTACACGCAGAACGAAGCCACCGCCTCATACCGCCCGCTGCTGACACTGGAATACACCGGGAGCGGCGCGAGCGGCCCCAAACACTTCTGGCTCCAGGAGGCATGATGCAGAACCACAACAGACCAGCGGGTGCCACCAGCCAGATAATCACCGTCGAGGTGTGGGATTCGTCCTCGGCTGTCGGTGCGAAGCTGGCAGGACTGACGTTCGAGACTGCTTCGCTCACGGCGTACTACAACCGTGTCGGCGCGGCAGGTGCGGCAACAGCCATCTCCCTCGTGACCGCCACGAAGGGGACATGGGTGAGCGGCGGGTTCGTCGCCATCGACGGCACGAACATGCCGGGCACCTACGAGTTGCACGTACCTGATGCCGCGCTCGCGGTCGGGGCGAAGGCTGTAGACATCGTGCTCAAGGGCGCGGCGAACATGGTGTCAGTGTGCATTCATGTCGAGTTGGATGCAGCCAAGCAGACTGACGGCGCTCGGGTGTTCGCTGATACCACAGCCATCAGCGGCGATACCACCGCCGCCGACAACCTCGAACTCGCCTACGATGGCACGGGCTACGCGGGCGGCACCACGAAGCCGCAAGTGGACGTGGTGGCGATAGGCGGCGTGGTGCAGTCCGCTACCGACCTCAAGGACTTCGCGGACACCGGCTACGACCCGAGCACGCACAAGGTGGCGGGAGTGGTACTGACCGACACGACCACCACGAACACGGATATGCGCGGCACGGACAGCGCAGCCCTGGCAAGCGTCTGCACCGAGGGTCGGCTTGCGGAACTCGACGCGGCGAACCTGCCTACTGATGTAGCAGCCATCCCGACGAACCCGTACACAGGCACCCCGCCGACGCCGGACGCGATAGCCGACGAGGTACAGACACGCGCCATCGCGGCGGTCACAAGCATCCCAGAGGTCACTCTCGCGGCCACGCAGGGCAGCTATGCCCCCGCCAAGGCCGGGGATGCGATGACGTGTGCCGACGCGACGGCAGCGAAGGACGACCTCGCCAACACGACGGACGGCCTCGGGGCGCTGCTGACGGCAATCGGCACTCGGGCAGCACCCGGCGCACAGATGGACCTGGTGAACGCACCCAACGCGACGGCGGTAAGCGCCATCGTGACGGCCATCACGAACCTCGCTACCTACGGCCTCTCGGCACTGAACACGCTTCTCGTGACCACGGGCATCAAGATCGCCACGAACGCGGACAAGACCGACTACAGCGGGACGATGACGTGCGCTGACGCTACTTCGGCCAAGACGGCGGCAGAGAGCGCGGACGGGAAGCTGACCGCAGGGCGCGTCGGGAAGCTCGACTCACTCACGTTCACCACGCCGCTCAAGGTGGACGCCTCGGCGACCGTGGCGGGCGTTCCGACCGTCGGTGAGATCGACACGGAGTTGACCACGAACCACGGGGCGGGCGCGTGGGGAGCGTCGAGCGTGGTACCCGCGGGCTACACGCGCTACACCATCGCCGCGGGGACGCTGCTACCCGGTACGGTCATCGACGCCTACCTGCCCACTGACACGACCTACGCGACACCGCAAGCCGATAACACGGTCATCGCCAGCAACGGCGGCGGCTATATCGACCTGCCGGATGACGGCGCGTACACGCTCGTCGGCAGGCTCACGGGCAAGGAAGACACGATACTGACGGGAGTGACGACGTGACCTGGACCCCGCAGACCGACCTCACCGTCACCGGCGACGGTGTGTTCCTCACACTTGCGGACGCGAAGGCGTATCTGCGCATCACCACGGCCGACGAGGATGATGTCATCGCCTCGCTCATTGAAGCCGCCGAAGCCTTTCTGACCTCGCGCATCGGGCGGCTCATCACCGCCGCCGAGACAGCCGAGAAGGTGAGCGTCGGCAGGAACTCGCGCAGCTTCGGCATGAAGAACTGGCCGGTGTCCTCATCCGCCACGCTGACGATCATCGACGCTGACGACAACGACCTGTCGGACTCGCTGGACATCGACTATGCGGCGGGGCGTGTCCGGGCATCGCACATCCTGAGCCCCGGCACCTACACCGTGACCTACACGGGCGGCGTCAGTCTCTCGACGTCGTGGACGCAGTACGAACCCATACTGGCAGGCGCGGTGCGCGATCTCGTGGCCGAGTGGTACGCGAACCGTGACCCCGGCGCGGGCAGCGTGACCGATGGCGACATGAGCCGGGTCACCGCAGGCGGCACGACGGGTATCTCGGATGGTGTGCCGGCGCGGGTCGAGGGCGTCATCAAGCTCCTGCGGGGGTGGTGAGATGAGGCACGCCGGACTCATGCGCTACCTGCTCACGCCCCAGGTCCGCACCACGACGCAAGGGGCGACCGGCGCACCCACCGATAGCTGGGCTGACGGTACGGCGGTATGGGGAAGCCTGACGACTCCGCGAGAGTCAAGGCGCGTCGGTGCGGGTCGCTACGAGTACCCGGTCGACAAGGTGTCCCGCGTCGACCATGCGGACTGGGCCGTCGCCGGGAACCGCGTGAAGCATGGCACGACCGTCTACGAAATACTCGGCGTCGATGCTGACGGCGACGTGACAAGGCTCGATCTGCGCGAGGTGACGCGATGACCTTCATCGACTACTCGGCGCAAGCGCTGAACGCGATCGAGCGGGCGGCCGAGGGCGCGCTCGAAGAGGTTGCCCGCAAGATAGCCAACGACGCCAAGAAGAACGTCTCCGGCGGCGGGGATTCCACCGAGCAGCTCAATGTCCGCGGAGGCGACCTGCGTAGCAGCATCACCCATGAGGTCGACAAGGACGGGCTGACCTCGGTCGGGCGGGTCGGGTCGAGTGTGGTGTACGCGCCTATCCATGAGTTCGGCGGGACGATCCGCGCGAAGAAGGATTGGCTGAGGTTCAAGACGCGGGACGGACAGTTGGTCCGGGTGAAGCAGGTGACGATACCGGCTCGACCGTACCTGCGACCGGCGGTCATGGACCACCTTCCAGACATCCAGAAGACGTTCGCCCGCCATCTGACGCAGAAGCTCGGGAGGTGAGTGTATGGAAGTGCTGTGGGGGGCGATCTACGCAAGGCTCGACGCACTCGACCTATGGCGCGGGAACGCCCCGCCCGAGTACAAGGGAACCCCCACCGGGAGTCCTTACCTCGTGGGTGACGTCGCACTCTCGGAGACCGGCGACGGTTTCACGCAACTGGCGACGCTCACGCTGGAGGGGCATGGCTACGGCGCGGAGACCGAAGTGGTGGCCGTGACCGAGCTCATGGAGGATGCTCACGAACTGCTCATCGACTGGCGGGTACAGGACACCGCAGCCGGGGCCGGTTCGGAGTGGCTGCGGGAGACGTTCCAGCGCATCTTCGATGACGACCTGACGGCGATCCGCTTCCGGGCTGTCTACACGAGTACGTACATATCGCAGCGCCTGTGCACCGCATGGGGCGCGACCGTGAGCTAAGGAGTATCAACATGACCACACACGGCATCACGAGCAACACCGTCGAGCGCCACGTCTTCGGCGCTGGCGTGTGGGTGCGCAACTACGACAAGGAGGCCGAACTCTCGACGCAGACCGCGAACATCATCGGCGCGACGCGTGGCGGCAACGAAGTGACCATCGTGCAGGAGTTCAAGAACGTCGGCGAGGATCTCGACGGCGCGCTCGGCAAGATCAAGGGGATGACGCATCGCATCAAGGGCACGGCCACCGGGAAGATGACGATCGCTGACATCGACCTCGACACGCTGCTCGACAAGCTCCCCGGCGCCACCGCCTCAGAGGATGGCGACGTGGCGACCATCACCCGGGCCGCGGATGTAGCGGCTGCGGACTACCTCACGAATGTCGCGTGGATCGGCGACCATTCTGGCGGCGGCGATGGCGCGGTCGCGTTCATCCTCAAGAACCCGCTCTCGTACGAGCCGCTCGTACTCGGGCCCGTGCGCGACGACGCGCCCGGCCTCGAGATCACCTTCGAGGCGCACTACGCCGATACCGACATGGCGACCGAACCGTGGGAGATCATCTGGCCGTCGAACCCCGTAGTCTCCTGACCGACCTGACCCGAGGAGGGCATCATGCGTATCTTCAGCATCACGACTTCCGACCCCGTGGAGATCGGCGGCATCACCTACGATACCGCCGGTCTCGCAGTCGTTGACGAACTCGAATGGGACCGGCTGTACAAGCGGTTCCTGGGCGGGGAGGCATCAGAGGACGACCTGCTCGCGGCCATCCCGATTGTGCAGAAGTGCGTCCCCGGCTTCGATGTGACCTCCCTCGGAGGCGCGGACCTCATCCGCCTCGGAATGCTGCTCATCAAGGGTAGCGACCTGGGAAACGCATCTGGTGTGGCGACGACATCGCAGACCTCGCAGCCGTCGTCGCACGGACCTTCGGACGCGACCCCCGCGAAGTCCTCGCCTGGCCAGCGCAAGAAGTCAGGGAGTGGGCGCATCGCGCCGACAAAGTAGAGGACGCGCTCATCTTGCGGCAGTCCCTCGCCACGTCCTACGCGGTGAACGACCCGCGCCATCTGCTCGATCTGTTCTTCACGCCTAAGTGGAAGCTCGACAAGCGCACCTCCGAGGAGATCATCGCCGACACGCTCGCAGCCTGGGACGGTGTATCACATGGGAATCGGCACTAAGGCGTTCGCCGTCTTCGGCGAGATCGGCCTCAAGGATGACGGCGACGTCAAGAGGCAGCTGAAGGACGTCACCGCCGAGGCCAAGAAGTACGAGGGTATGCTGACGTCCTCAGCCGCTCGCGCCGGCGCTGCTGCGCTCGGCCTTGCCGCGGTCGCTTTCGGCGTCTCGTCGGTGAAGGCGTACCAGGAATCGCAGATCGCGCTCGTCAAGCTCCAGAACACGCTGTCGAACATGCCGAAGTTGCAGGGCGCCACGACCCGCGCTTTCGAGGAGCAGGCCAAAGCGATACAGAAGCTCACGGCGGCTGACGATGAAGAGATCATCACCGCTCAGGCGATGCTCGGCACCTTCCAGACGACGCAGGACCAGATACTCGAGCTGACCCCGCTCATCGTGGACTTCTCGCGCAAGTTCGGCGTGGACATGGTGAGTGCGTCGAAGCTCGCCGGAAAGGCGCTCGAGGGTCAGATCAGCGCGTTCAAGCGTCAGGGCATCTCGATAGACGAGAACCTGTACGCGACCGACCGCTACGCCGCGGTCATGAAGGCGCTGCGCGAACAGGTCGGCGGCTACGCGGAGCAGGAAGCGGCATCGGGCGCGGTCGCCACTATCCAACTCAAGAACGCGTTCGCCGACCTCCAGGAGATCGTCGGGGAGGAACTCGCGCCGGCGCTCGTAGACGTCACCAACGGCATCACCGAGATGCTCCAGGGCTTCGGCGAACTGTCGGAAGACACACAGAAGACCGTCATCGGCATCGGTGCCGTCGGGACTGCGGCACTCGTGGCGATACCCTATCTCGGCACGCTCATCCGTGCGCTTCGGGATCTTGGCATCACCGCCACTACTGCCGCTGGTGCTGCTGGTACTGGCGGCATCGTCGGACTCGCTGCCAAACTCCCAGCGCTGTTGATGACCATCAACCCGCTCGTGGCTGGTCTCGCCGTATTCATCTACAAGATGCAGCAGGTCGATGACAGCGCGAACAACTTCAGCCGTTCGATGGTCATGAACGGTGACAGTCTCGAGGACATGCAGAAGATAGTCGACGACGGCAAGGCCACCTGGGAGGACTTCGCTCGCGCGACGCAAGAAGTCGAGTTCTCGCTGCTCTCCGAGGCGGAGAAAGCTGAGATCGCTACACGGGCGGGAATGACGCTCGACCAGGCGATCGCCATATACGGCGATGACGCAGCCGAAGCCGCGGTACAGACCGACACGCTCACCCGTGCCATCGATGGTTCGATGGTCGCTGCCGATAGCGCGGCCGGCAAGTTCCGCACGCTCACCGACCTCGACATAGCGCAGCAGCTCGCGGTACTCGATCTCAACGCCGCCCGTGAGCGCCTGAACGAGGTCATGAAAGACAGCGAGTCCACCGCCGATGACGTGGCGCGTGCACAACTCGGCGTCGAACAGGCCGAACTGCGGGTGAACGACGCAGCAGCGGACATGGCGGCGGCGGTCTCGGAATCGCTCGGCACCTCCTACGACAATGCGAACAGCATCGCGTCCATCGAAGCGGTGACGGCGGCCCTCCAGGCAGCCATGAACACCGCCGACAGTGCCCGATCGGCGATGCAGCGGGCGCTCTCACTCAAAGTGCTTCCGGCCGGTGTGACGAGCAGTGGTCTCCAACGCCACGGCGGCGGCGGGATTCCGGTCTCGGGAATGTACTCCCTCCAGGCGGGGGAGTACGTGCTGCGCGAGACGCAGGTGGAGCGCATCATCGAACGCGGGGGCAGCGTCTCGAGTTCGATGCAGGCGGTCATCATCGCCGACCCGCGCTACACGGATATGGCGAAGCTCGAGCGTGACGTGCAGCGGATCAACTCCAGCGACATCGCGTCCGGGGATGTCCTAGCCGCGCTCGGCATCGGATAGGAGCATCATGGCGTTCATCGACACCCATCTTTTCGGTTCGTTCAACGCGTCCGACCCGAGCGTGAACCGCTACGTCGGGCGGTTCACGTACGAGTCCCCGCGCGAGACGGCAGCCTACAAGACGCACCTCGCCGCCGGGAAGCGTGCCGAGACGTTCGATGGCGCGATCTACGAGGACAGCGTCCACAAGCTCCAGATGCTGTTCTCCGACACCACGCCGGACCTGCTCTCGGCCAATGTGAACGCGACCCTGAACGCCATCGCGCCCGGAGTCGACTGGTACTTCCAGGCGTACGGGGTGACGAACGGCTACACCGCAGCCATCCTCGACGTCGAACACTCCGAGACGTATACCGCCCGCGTCGACGGGCGGGCGTTCACGGTCATCGACTTCACCATCACCTGTGAGCCGGGCTGGAAGCGTCCCGAGACGACAGCCACGCTCTCGACCGCGCCGACGTCGCTTCCCGGCATCATCACGGCATCGGACATCCTCGGGAGTATGCCCACGGGCTTCCGGGCGCTGCTGACCTACGACCAGGCGACGACCATGCAGGCGCTCGGCATCCGCCACGGCCTCGCCACGAACGCGACGCAGGACTACCAGGGGACCGCCGACGCCGACGCGCTCTCGGGCGAGTCCGCGCAAGGCACGATGGACGCCGACGGGACCGCGCTCGGGACACCGACGACGCTCGACAGCAACGTGCTGCGCGGCTGGTGGCTTCCTATCGCACGGGTGGAGCAGCCGGACGCGACTCCTGGCGACACGACGTACTTCGCCACGTCCACCGTTGCGGCGTCGGGAGGGATGGCGGGCACGCAGTCCTACGTCACGGCCTCGGTGCCCGCGACGGTGCAGAACGCCTTCCAGAAGGTCGTCCTGCCGCCGTTGCCTATCCCGGGTGGGGCGATACCCGCGCTCGATACGGACAGCGGCTGGAACGCGGAGATATCGCTTGCTGAGAACACCGCCGATGACGGCACGCTCACGCTGACATCGGCATCTCCTGACGTGCTGCACGTCCAGCAGACGTTCGCCGGGTTCGCCGGGCGGATTACGGCTATCGAGTACACCCTCGATGTGGCACCGTCTAGCACGTTGTTCAACCCCATCCTCTACATCTACGAGGGGACCACCCTCCGCAGCACACAACAGATGAACGCTGCGGCCGACCTCACCATCGGAACCCACAAGGTACCCCTTACCACTCCCATCGCGAGTGCGACGGGGACGTGGTCGTTCCTACTGCAACTCGTCGGACTCGAACCATTCACCGTCGGCTTCGCGTTCTCCAACGGCGATTACGCAGCTGGTGCGCTCACAACCCCCAGCTACGGCACTGGCGAGTCCGCAGGCGACGACCTGACCTTCAAGGTGTACGGGCAGACAGCGACGGCATTCAACTCCGCCGTCGCGATCTCCGCCGCCAACGCTGGCGCGGGGACGGGCAAGCTCGACACCGTGGCGCTCCTGCCCTACGACGAGTACAGCGTCGTGACCACGCGCACCGCCGCCGCTGATGAGGGCGTGCTGATAGATGCGATGACGGACGCCCCGACCATCTACGGCGCGAGCAAGGCGGGCGGCATCGAGGCGCTCGACCAGGCGCTGACCGACCCGCAGGGCACGCCGAGGGTGTGGCCGGGAGACTCGGCTATCGTCGTGGACGGCGACACTGCCAACGCCGTGCCGGGCGGCTGCGACCTCGTGCTGTACTACCAGCCCACCTACAAGACGCCGTACGGAGGTTAGCCGTGCTGGTACGCATCACGCCGCCAGGAAGGCGCGCCAGGGTGTTCTCCGTCTCCGGCGTCCAGCGTTCCTGGGATATCGCGGGCGGCTGCGCCACGGCGTCGGTCCCCATCGTGCTCTCGGACGAGGACGCTGAACGCATCCTGCTCGCGAAGGTCGAAATCTTCGGCGCGACCGGGCTGGACTGGACGGGCGTGGTGTGGCGGCGTCCGCGTTACGGCGCTCCGCTCGAATGCGCGGGTCAGGCGATAGGGCTCACGCATCAGCGCGGAGCGGAGTTCTACGGCTACGGCGGGTTCTGCGCGGATCTCATGGAGTTCCTCGGCACGAACTCCGACGCCTTCGGCACGTGCAACAGCAACGGTGTCGTGACCATCTGGCAAAAGGCGGGCACGACCACCACGACCGGCGACTACATGGGGTACCGGTACTTCGGCGACGTCGAACTCGACAGGCTCAAGCTGACGTTCCGGGTCAACGACTCGGACAACTACGGCTACTTCACCATCTCGCCACTCGACGTGGACGGCGTGGTCGGCGCGGCCGTCATCTACGAGTGCGCTCAAGGAACGCACGCGAACCATACCGCCACGTTCCCGGCAGGCACCTACGGGTTCGTCATCTCCATGAACATCAACGTGGGCTGGACGGCGAGTGACGCGCGGGTATGGGTGGACTGCTACAACCTGAGGCTGCACTCGACCGCGCTCACGACCATCAGCGCACACACCGTCATCGACCACTGCATCGACAAGCTGCCCACCTACGTCCTCCCGGCCGGTGCCGCGTACCGCGCATGGATAGGCGCACACGCGACCGCCATCGACGCGCTCGGCTTCACCAACCCGCAGGACGACCTCAAGAAGCGCATCGACACCGTGGTCGCGACGACCGACTTCCACTTCGGCTTCTACCCCCGGCGCGTCGGGTACCTCAAGACGGGCGTGCCGGTGTTCGAGCAGATACCCACGACCCCGACGGTGCTGCTCGACGTGCGGCAGGCGGAAAGCGATAACCTGCGCGACGTGAGCGCCGCGGACCTCGCCAGCGACTACATCGTCGCCTACCCGGACCAGGACGGGCACACGCGCTACTCGACCGTCGAGGACACCGACGCCACACACTACCTCAACGTCATCGGCTACGACCGCACGGGCTATCTGAGCGTCCCCTGGACGACCTCTGCGACGACGGCGGGCGTGGCGGCCGGTGTGGCCGCAGACGAGGCAGAGCGAGGCGCTGAGGGCGGCATGACGATCACCCGCGCCAGGCTGATGAACGGACGCGACGTGCCCGTGACGTACGTGATGCCGGGGATGCTCGCGCGGGTGCGCGGGATGAGCCCCACGCGCGATCTCGTGGTGACCAACGTCGCCGCGGTGGACAGCCACGTATCGACGGTCACGTTCGGCTCGCCGCTCGACCTGCAGCACCTGACGGCGCGGGCGAGACGCAGCACCACGAGAAGCAGCCGAGGACGTTCCGACTAGAGGAGGGATGAGCATGTCGACACCGGCACCGGCGCTACTGACGCTCAAGAGGCAACTGCTCGAGCGGTATCCGTCGATGGGAGCGGCGAACCTCGGCATCATGGCCGACGCTGCGCACATCGCGGCCGGCACGAGCGACCACATCTACGGGAACGCGCTGGACATCCCCGTCAACGGCGGGCCCGGGGCAGGAGAGCCGATGAAGGCGCTCGCGCTCCGGCTCCTTGCGGATCCTCGCTCGCACTACGCGATCTACAACCGCGTCTTCTACCACGAGGGACGCGCACCGACGGTGTACACCGGAGAGTCCGCCCACATCGGGCACATCCACCTGAGCATCTACGCGGCCAAACGAGAGGACGCATCCCCCTGGGCGGGCATCGCGTCGGATGAGGAGGCAACCGTGGGCTACATCACTCTGCGCGAAGGCATGACGAGTCCGCTTGTCGGCGAGTTGCAGGAGCGTTTGCGGAAGACAGGCGCGGCGGTCATCCCCTCGAACGACTACTTCGACGCGCGGACGACGCAGCTCGTGAAGAACTTCCAGACGAGCGCGGGGCTTGCCGCCGACGGCGTGGTCGGATCTGCCACCTGGACCAAACTCATCGCGGTCACGGCGGAGGTTCCCGTCACGGTGAACGCGCCCGTGGACTCCACACTCACCGCGAAGGCCGCGAAGTACGATCGCATCGCGGCGATCATCGGGGAGCCCTGATGAGTCCCGACGAGATCGCGACCATCAGCAACAAGCTCGACCGGCTCACAGGCGAGACGGCCGGGCTGACGACTGCGATAGAGGTGCTCGCTACCGAGTTCCGCGCACACCGGACGATGGAGGAGGCGGCGGCGAAGGTGCGCGACCTCACTTGCCCGAAGAGCCGCGCGGTCGACAAGCTCGTCGGCGATGTGGACGCTCTCGCCGGTATCGTGCGCCGGGACAGCGGACGCACGGATAGCCTCGAAGTCTGGCGGAACGCCGTCACCACCGAAGCAGCGGTCGACGAGGCCGAGCGCGGCATCATCTTCAAGCCGCTATCGTGGATAGGCAGGAACGCGGAGAAAATCGCGCTGGCGGTCGCGGTCGCGTACATCATCGTCAGGTTGGGATTCTAAGCTCGCCAACCGACTATCGACTTGGAGAGGAGGGGAAGCATGAACGCAGCGACTCGCAAGCTCATCTACATCGCGCTCGCGATCAGCGGTTTTGTCGCGCTCGTGGCCGCCATCTACGCGGGGGTCATCGACCCGAGCAAGCTGGCGCTCGCCATCAAGGACGCGGCAACCGTCGTGACCGGACTTCTGAGTGTGCTGTCGGGATTCCTGGCGATCAAGAACCTGACGCCGGACCCTCAGTAGGTACCACCCTCGTCTACGGCGAGGACTTCTTCGAGGTATGACGCGCGGCCCCTGCTTCGGCGGGGGCCGTTTCGCGTTGCCCGAAAAGAGTTGCGGGAATCTGCGGAAAACCCTTGCGTGCGTTGGCGGAGGGTGCTAGGGTTAGGGAGCAAGGTACACCGACGAGGGGATGCGCTATGAAGTGGGAGAAGCAGCCGAGCGGTAGTTACATCGCTATCGGCGAGGATGCCACCTACCATGTGTGGCAGAACCAGCGGGGCACTTGGGTAGCGAAGTGCGATCCGCAAGACGGCGAACGGTTTATCTTCGGATACTACTATCGAAGCGCCGATGAAGCAAAGGCAGTATGCGAGGCAGACGCGAAGGAGGTCACGCAACCATGACCACCGAGACTCAGCACCGCCTTTCCGACCTCGACGCGACCGAGGATATCGCCGCCGCAGCGTTCGAGAGCGTGAACACCAACCATCCGCACTTCATAGCAGCATGGGTGACCGCACGCTTCGGCTTCATCCTCGTGCGCGCCATCCGTCAGGCGACCTACGCGATCGTCGCGGCGATCGAGGCGGCGAAGTGATACTCGCATTCGAACTCACGATGCCCGGCTGCGGCTCATGGAATGGCCGCTGGTCTGGCGAGGGCTACGTATTCGCCAGGACGCGCACCACGCGCTCACAGACAGTCGTGGACCGAGCAGTAGGGCAATACTCCTATTCATGGGATGACGGCTGGCGTGCAAGCATCACGGTCAGGGTCGTTACTCCCGCCGAAGCGGCGAAGCTCCGCAAGCAATCACTCGGGTTCATGGGCTACGAGTGGATGATTGACGACATCATGGCCTTCGGCGAGATCAAACAGCGATGAACCCGCACGCGCTCCGCTATCTCGCGCCGACCACCATGCGCGTCAACGGCGAGGCCGTACACGGCGACGTCAAGGCTGCATGGAAGGCGATACTCGACGAGGCCGATGTGCTCGTGTCGTTCGATGCCGCGCCGGAACCCTACACACACGCCGTGTGGCTGCTCGAGCACGGCACCGGACGTGACGTGACCGTACTCATGCGATTGGAGGACGACAAGTGACCGCACAGGAAGCCGCGCGGATACTCGGCGAGCGCACTGGGCGTGGCATGAGCCCGCAGCGGGTGAAGCAGTACATCAAGGCGGGGCGGCTCGTGGCGTACAAGATCGACGGGCGGTGGGATGTGACGCCGGAGAGCGTGGCGGCGTTCACGACGGGGAAGCCGGGAAGGCCGAAGAAGGAGGGGTAGCCGTGGGAGTGGGGGACACCTGCAAGGTCAAGCCGCTACGGCGCGCACACTGGATACCCGCCGTCGTGCAGGCGTGCGATGGTGAGGTCGTGACGGTCCGCACGCAGGAGCAGGTCGGGCGCATCATGGCGCATCGCTTCTTCACGGTGCCGGCGGATCGCGTGCGGGCGTCGTAGGAATCCCTTGCACCCCGCGCAACAACGCGCTAGTATTAACTGTACGCACCCGAGGAGAGGGGAATCGCATGGCGACCAAGCGTAAGGAGCCGGAGGCTGTCCCGGTGGAGGTGGTGGAGCCTGCCGAGTTCACCATCATGAGGTTCGAGCCGGGCGGCATCATCGAAGCGAACTTCGAGGCCGTGAAGGCCCGCATCGCCGAGATGATCGCGATCTACGAAGGCGTGCAGGTGACGCCCGAGTACCTGCCGCAAGCCAAGAAGGACCGCGCGTGGCTCAATAGCCTCGTGACGTCCGTCGATCAGAAGCGCAAGGACATCAAGGCGCGCTACATGGAGTCGCTGGTCGCCTTCGAGGCCGAGGTCAAGGACACACTCGCGCCCGTCCGTGAGGCATCGGCGGCGATCGACACGCAGGTGAAGGCGCTTGAGGAAGCGGAGCGCATCGCCAAGCGTGGCGAGCTCGTGAAGCACTACGCCGACTACGCAGGCGCTCTCACCGACGCCGTGCCGTTCGAGCGCATCGAAGACCCCTCGTGGGCGCTCAAGTCCACGTCGCTCATGGCCGCGTTCAAGGCTATCGAGGACCGCGCGGACGGCATCGCGAAAGACGACGCCGCGCTCGACAGCCTGGGGCTGGAGTTCATCATCGATGCGAAGGCTGAATACTTCGCCACGCTCGACATGAGCCGCGCTATCGCCCGCAACGCCGAGATGATCGCCCGCCGCGAGAAGGCGCTCGCCGCCGAGGCTGCGAAGGCGGAGGCCGCCGCGTATCGTGCCGAGACAGCGGCACCCGAGCCGATACCTGAGCCGGTCGCAGCATCGCCGATCATCGAGGCCATCGCGGAACCCGCCGAGGTTGCGCGTACCTGGCAGTTCACGGTGACCTGCACGCGCACGCAGCTTGACGGCGCGCTGGCCGCGCTCAAGGCGCTCGACATACCCGGGACGGTGAAGTGATGACGGAAGCGAAGGAGCCGGTGAAGGTGGAAGCGAAGACGATATTCGAGGCGTTCCTCGAAGCGTACGCTGAGATGCCCGACCCGAAGAAGAACGCCGAGAACCCGGCATTCAAGCGTGACGGCAAGCCGATGAAGTACGCTGACCTCGAGGCGTTCCTCGACGTAGCGAAGCCGATACTCGTGGCGGTCGGATTCGCGCTGGTGCAGGAGCCTGTCAATGAGGGCGACCGCGTCGGAGTCCACACCTACCTCCAGTACAAGACCGGTGAGGTCATGGACTTCGGCAGTTTCACCGTCGCACTCTCGAAGCCGGATCCGCAGGGCGCGGGTGCCGCGCTCACCTACTGCCGTCGCTACGCCGTCGCCGCCATCTTCGGTCTCGCACAGGAGGACGACGACGCGAACCGCGCAAGTGTCAAGACCGAGGAGAGCACCACGAGTACACACACGGCACTCGCGTCCGACAAGCAGATCGGCCTTATCTTCGGCCTGTCCCGCGACGTCGGATGGGATGACGCCAAGCTGCTCAACACCATCAAGAAGTCGTTCCCCGGCAAGGACCATCCCGGCGATCTCACCGGCGGCAGGGAGGGTGAGGCGTCCAAGCTCATCGACTACCTGAGCGGCAAGAAGAAGGAGTTGGCGGCGAAGGAGGGGGCCGTCGTTGCTGATCTCACGGGCGAGGAAGTGCCAGCCGCTGACGAGGATGCCGGATACGACGATGGCGGTATTCCATTCTGATGGCCCGCGAATCGAGAGCCGACAAGGCGCTACGCTACATCCGCGAGGAACGGGTGGAAGTCGTGAGCGCCAATGAGCACGGCATACGGCTCGAGGTCCGCGGCTCGAAGCGCGAGCCCTACCAGGTCGCCTACGGACGCGACGCGCGGGGACGGCTCGTGACAAGCTGCACCTGCGAGAACGGCACGCAGTACCATCCCGTGCGCCCGAACTGCGCACACATCGAGATCGCGAAGCTTCTGCGACGCGAGTAAGGGGGAGACGATGACCGACATCGAACGGATCGCGACGATACTCTCCGATGGTCGCTGGCATTGTTCGGACGAGTTCGCCGACATGGTGTGTACCGACTACCGTGCCCGCATCTCCGAGATGCGCCGCCGCGGTGCGAACCTGGGGTCGAGGCCGCGGGTGCACGTCTCGCTGGACGGCCGCAAGCGTATCCGCAACGACTGGCGCGACGTCGACGCCTACGAGCGCGTGCTGCTCTCCATCGCCGACCAAGCGCGGGCGCTGCGCGACAGGATGCCGGTAGGCGCTGACGGGACCGACCGCGTCCCGCTCCTTGTGGGCGACCGCACTATCGAGGTCACCATCGGCCGGCTGATGTACCTCGCGCCGGACGCGCTCGCCGAAGAGGTCGCATCGCTCTGGTGCGACCCGTACCGGACGGGGGCACGCTGATGCTGACCATCACCCTTATCGCCGCCATCGCCTGCATCCTGCTCGTCGCGGTCGGCTTCGACCTCAAGGACGAACGTGGCGCGCTCATGGCAGCGGTCGGTACGACGGGACTGCTCCTGCTCATCGTCATGCTGCACGCGGCACGTATCGGGGCGGTGGTGCTGCGATGAACAAGACCAGCATCACGTGGGCCGACTTCACCTGGAATCCCACGACCGGCTGCACGTTCGGCTGCGAGTGGTGCTATGCGCGGAAGATGGCCGAGACTCGGCTCCGTAAGATACCGGGGAGTGGCTACGGCTTGGGCGAGGACGAGCCTGGACCAGCGGCTACGGCATTCCTGCCGACGTCCCACCCGTACCGCCTCGATGAACCGCTGCGCCGCAAGAGGCCAGCCGTAATCTTCCTCGGCAGCATGGGCGACGTGTTCGATCCCGCGATACCTGACAAGTTCCGCGATTGCATCTTTTCGGTCGTCGCAGCGGCTCCACAGCACACGTTCGTCGTGCTCACCAAGCGAGCGGAAGCGATGCGGCGATACTTTCTGCACCTTTACGGGGTACCGATTCCCGTCGCGTTGCCGCTCGGTAGCCCCATCCCCAACCTCGTGATCGGCGTGTCCGTCACCAACCAGGCCGACGCAGACGAGCGTATCCCGCTCCTGCTCGATACACCCGCCGCGAAGCGCATGGTGAGCGTGGAGCCGATGTGTGGTAGAATCGACTTGTCAGAATGGCTCGACAAGGAGGTTCGCGATGACCGAATCGGAGGCCGCGTTCTTGGCAGAAGTGGCGCTGGGTACCTTCGCGGTGGACGGCGAGGGGCGGATATGGCGGCTCGCGGAATATACGAGCGGGAGTCACGCGGGGACGGTCTATCGGAAGTCGCTCCTGAGTCCTCGGAGGGCGGAGTCGCCGTCACCCGGAGGTCACCTTCGGGTGCAGTTCCGCACGGAGACTGGCCGGAAGCGCGTAGCAGCGCACCGAGTCGTATGGATTCTTGCGAATCGAGCGAGCATCCCGGCGGGCATGGAGGTCAACCACAAGGACTGCGACGGGGCGCACAACGCACCGTCGAATCTGGAGGTCATGACCCGGCAGCAGAATACGGCTCATGCGGGAGCGAACGGGCTGCTCGGCAAGAAGTACCAGCGCGGGGAGACGAACCCCTCATCAAAGCTGGACGAGACTGCGGTTCGCAGCATCCTTGTGATATGGCGCTCGGGGACGCAGAGCCAACGCCAGATAGCCGAAGCGTTCGGAATCTCTCAGCAGACGGTGAGCAACATCGTGCATCGTCGCACTTGGGCGCATCTCTCGACTACGTAGTCGTAGGCGGCAAGACGCCGGGGCAGCCGCTGCATGAGAAGCCCGATCACACGACGACGGTGTACACACGCGGGAAGGCTCCGCGAGAAGGCACCCGCGAGTACGTACGGAACGTGCTCACGACGGGGCGCTCGGACCCCGAGCAAGTGACGCAGTATCCACACGCCGGACTCGATGCACTCCGCTCCCTGCGCGATCAGTGCCTCGCTGCCGGTGTGCCGTTCCACTACAAGCACGGCGGCACGAACCCACCACTCGACGGCGTTGTGTACGACGCGGAGGTGCCACGATGATCGCCCTCGTCATCTTCGCCTTCACCGCGGGGCTGCTGCTCGGGTTCGCCGCCCGGTGCCTCATCGGGTACCAGCAGCCACTCCCGCCGTACGTGACCACCTACACGAAAGGAGGCCGCTCGTGAGTCGCTTCATCTCACCTAGTGCCTCAAGACGCGCACGGCAGCGTGCTATCGCCAAAGCACGCATTCTCCGGCGTCACAGTCAGGCGTTTCTCGACCCCGGCTACGAGGCCAAGAAGGCGCGTCGGAAGATCGCCAAGGCATCAAGGAGGGCGAACCGATGAGCCTCAAGAAGATACTCGCACCGCACAAGGAGCAGGGAACGGTTCTCTGCGCGTGCGGGTGTGGGCTACCTGCGCCGCTGTCGCCGTCGTCATGGAGGGCGAAAGGCTACATCAAGGGGGAACCCCGCAAGTACGTCACTGGGCACAACCGAGCAAGCGCGCCGCAGTACATCGTTGACGAGGCTACGGGCTGCTGGGTGTGGCAGAGGTCATGCGGCTCCAGCGGCTACGGAATCGTCCGGCGTAACGGCCGGAACATCGTCGCCCACCGCCACTACTGGCAAGAGATGAACGGCCCCGTGCCGGACGGGATGTGCCTTGACCATCTGTGCCGTAACCGAAAGTGCGTCAACCCCGACCACCTAGAGGTTGTCACGTATGCCGAGAACGTCCGGCGTGGTGCCGGATGGGGAGGGGTGTTGCGGAATGTCTCGTAGAGTTCTTGCGCCTCATCGCGATCAGGACGGGTGGGTGTACGTGCGGGTGCTCAAGACCGAGCTACTCGTGACCAGGGAGCGGCACACATTCTTCGACGGGGCGCCGTTCTTCAAGTGGCCCTACGAGGAGTGGCATCCCGAGCGCCGCCTCATCACTTCCCGCCGCGTCGAGCGTGCCGTCGAGACTGACGACTTCTTGCGGCTGTGCGCCGAGGAGGGGCTTATGGTGCAGGTGACTCGCGGAAGGTGGTACGTCCACCCGTTCTACTACACGTTCACCTACGCGAATGAACTGGGAGAGGCCGGCGAGGGAGCGACCCTGCGTGAAGCCTACTACCGCTACCACGCGGCGGCTGATGCCTCATGACGCGCCTACCCGCACCGATCGACAGCCACGACCCGGACGATTCCCTCAACTCGATCGCGTGGTTCACGCAGTTCGACTCGGAGGAGGAACTGCGCCAGTCGCTGAATGAGCCGCCTCCGGGCCCGCGCGTAGCACCCGACGGAGGGCTAGGCCGTCCGTGGCGCATCCTCATAGCCGTCGCCGTCGTGGCGCTGCTCATCTTCGGCGCTGGCACCTGCACCGGCAACAAGCTGAACGACGCCGAGGTGCGCGACCTGATGCTGGACATCACCTCGCTCGAGACGAGCGCCGGGGCGAACCACGACTCCGCCGAGTACTGGCAGAGTGAGGCGACGTCCGCCACTAGCGCGTTCGAGGCCGTAGAGCGCGATGTGGAGAGCCTCACGGCCACTCTGCGACTCCTGGAACTCCGGGCGGCAGAGGCATCCGAGACGATCGCCGCGCTCAAGGGCGATGTGCAGCAGCAGAAGGCCACGCCGGAGCCGAGCGCGCCAGCGGTCATCGAAGCGGATTCCGGCGGATGGCAGACGTGCACGGCGTCCTGGTACGGCGCGGAATGCTACGGAAACTCGACCGCGAACGGCACCTACTACGACGCCGACGCATGGGGAGTGGCGCACAAGAGTCTGCCGTTCGGGACGATGATCGAGATAGCGTACAACGGGCAGACGGTGACCGCGCCAGTGTTCGACCGGGGGCCGTTCGTCGCCGGGCGCACGTTCGACCTGTCGGCGGCGGTCGCTAGGGCGCTCGGCTTCTCGGGAGTGCAGACGATCTCATGGCGGGTCGTGTCATGAAGGCCCTCGATACCTACCGCCGCAAGCGCGCCCTACGTCACGCGAAGCGCGCCCTTACGCTGCTTCAAGAAACACTCCAGTCGTCGCACCTTCCGCGTGCTGAACGCCGCCGCATCATGAGCGCCGTCGCTCACGGCAAGATCGGCCCGGAGATATTCGAGGACGCATCATGAAGACGCCCTCCTGCTGGACGTGCGGCTACCATCGCGTCTTCGACTACGACGACGGCTCGAAGGCGAAGCGGTGGAAGGCCGGCGACCTCGTCTGCATCTTCACCGTGAAGTGGGAGCGCATCGGCGAGACGCACACGGGTGTCTGCAAGGCGCACACACCATGCGCGATCTACCTTGCGCCACGCCATGTGAAGGTGTAGCGTGAGTATCGCCAGATCACAACAGGGAAGCGAGGCTATCGTGATTCTCGGGACACAAAGAGCAGGGAGCGGCCCTGGTGGTCTGGCGATTGCCTCGCTGTCGCTCCCTGCTCTTTGTGTCCACGGAGGCGCATCGTGAGACTGCGGAACCGGATGGTCAAGGCAGGGTTCTGGACAGACGGCGAGCTCCTGCGCTGGCATCGCGACAAGAGATCCGTCTACCAGTCTTTGTGGGCACTCGCCGAGGACTCCTGCTGCATCGAAGACGATCCCTTCGAGTGGAAGCTGAACGCCTGGCCGTCACCCGAGGATGCCGATATCACCGTCGATCTTCTCTCTCGCTACCGGGATGAACTTGTCGCTGCTGGGAAAGCGATCCCCTACGAAAACGGCAAGAAGTACCTCTACCTTCCCGAGATGGCGAAGCACGAGCATCCGAGGAATCCACAGGAGCCCGACCTCCCACTACCCCCTTGGGTGACGTTCACTACCACCGGAGACGGCCGGAACAAGCGGGTAGTGTACACACACGCGGACTGTTCAGACATGCCCGGTAACCGGGAGCAGACTGTACAATCCACGTCCGGTAACCGGAACACGTCCCCTGTCCTGTCCTGTCCTGTCCTGCCCAGTCCTGTCCAGGGCGGGGCTATACAGCCCGCCTCTTCCGAGAAGGTTCTTGAAGCACATTCGTGCTTGGCGGACGGGTTAGTGTCAACAGAAACCGCGGTTGTGTCAGCAGAAACACCCTCTTCCGGGAAGCCTCCATTCAAGGTCATCGAAGGCGACACGACGATGCCTCCCTGCATGCTGACCCCGCTCGAGACGATCAACCCTCCATACAGCGGCACGTGCATCGGCTTCATCGTGCACGGGATGGAACAGCAGTTCGGCGAGATACCTTCGAGCGCGGAGATCCAGGAACTCAAGTCGCTCATCAACGAGGGCTGCATCCCGGGCTGTGATGGTTCACACCCGATAGACTGCGCGCTGCTCATCTACATGAAGCTCAAGACGAAGGGTGCTACGCGGTTCGCCACATCGCGTCTCTGGAAGCGGTGCATCCTCGAGGACCGCATGGAGGCGAGACAGCATGAGCGTCCTGCTCGAGTTCGCTGACCGGCTGGCGTGTCCAGACTGCGGGGCTCTCGCGCAGCGCATCGGGCACTACTACGTCGCGCATGACGGCGGCATTGAGACGATCGGCTTCCAGGAGGACAGCATCTTCTCGACGCGCGACCATCACGGGATGCCCTACAAGATGGGGCGCCCAGGCGTCGTGGCGATGACGTGCGGCTCGGGGCACGAGCGTTTCGGCGTCGCCATGAAAGCGTCCGGCGATACCCGCGTGATGCTCCGGCTCACGCACTGGTGCACGAACCCGGAGTGCGCGGTCGTGTTCTCCGAAGGGGCAGGCCGGCCGTTCACCGGGAAGATCCCTAACTTCGCGATGCAGGTCATCCGCGAAGAAGGCGTCAACCCGGCGCTGGAATACCGGGCCGCGATCCGCGCGGCGCTGGCGAGGGTAACAGGGAGCGTGACGCTATGAAACTCCTCATCCGCCGTGTCATCTGTGCGTTCCGAGGCCACAGGTTCGGCTTCCGTACGATGAGCGGATTCTCGCAGGAGTTCCTCGTGGACGGAAAGCCGTGCCGTCTCCGCGTCGAGTTTGAGATCAGCGAATGTACCCGCTGTCACGACGTAGGCCGGACACTCCCGACCGTCACGATGTCAGAGGGGAGGGTGACACGATGAACGACTACGACACCGCTGGCGAGGACGCGCTCGAACGCGACGCGGCACGGCGCATGGAGGCCGTCAACGAGGCGGCGTGTGATGCGACCGACCCTGATACCGAGGAGGATGCACGATGAGCGAGCAAGGATTGTCCAAGTGGTTTGCACGAGGCCGCGAGGAGTCCACGGTGCTGCCGAGGCACGAGCAGTTGGCAGCAATCAACGCGACCGTGACCGAGTACGGCGATTTGCTGGAGCAGGTATCAGTCGAGCGGGCGCACCTGCTCAAGACCATCTCGGAACTGCAACTCAAGAATGCTGAACTGTCGGTCAGCAAGGCGCTGTTCGCTGACCTTGAGGCGGAACTTGCAGAGATTCGGCGCAATGCCGAGGAGGCGCGTCGCGCTATCGAGACGAACCGCGCACTCAAGCAGGAACTCGACGAGATGCGGCGCGAGAGGGATTCGCTCAAGCAGGAGGTTGGCACGCTCAAGGGACAGGTCACGCGACTCAGGAACAGGGAGGACTCCCGATGACCGACGACCGCTACTTGCCCGACCCCGACGCGGTTGAAGTCCGTATCGGCTGTGAGCAGGACGCGGAGGCGGAGGTCGCGCAGAGAGTGTGCCCGATGTGTGCCGGTACGGGCCGCACCTACATCAACTACGACGTTAGCCAACCGCGTATCTGCCCCACCTGCCACGGTACGGGGGTGAAGTGATGGGAACCCTGCCGTTGCTCGTGCGCTTCCGTCAGTGGTTCGCGCTAGATGTGCTGCTACCCGTGCTCTACTTCGTGCTCGGAGAGAAGCCGCTGTTCTGCGATCTGGCGCGGGAGTGCCAAGTTGACGCGCTTACCCACCTGCATCGTGCCGTCGTGGAGAACGAAAAGCGCACCATCGTCGTGAAGGTTGACGCGCCGTACATCTACCTGCGCTCCGTGCTATGGGCCAGCGGCGATGTGTCGAACGCGCTCAACTCCCTACCCGACTCCCCAACCGAAGGGGTGAGGTGATGAGCACGCAACCTGTGAACCGACGAGACGCACTCAAGGAGTGGGGCATCAGCGCGGCTATCGCGGTCGGAGTCCTCGTCGGGCTTAGTCTCCTAGCGGTGCTGTTGGTTGTCATGGTCGCTGGCCTCACAACGGGCGCGTGGTACGGGCTTGTCGCACTCGGAGTATTCGCCACTGGCCTGGTAACCGTAGTCGCTCACGAGAGGATATACCGATGACCTCACCACTAGACGATCTCAAGGCTGCGTATGAGGCGCGGGACGTGGCTTGGACTACGTTCGAGACATGTCAACTCGGGCCGTTCAACAAGGAGAAAGCGCGGCTGTACGAGCAGTTCGAGGACGCTGACACGACCCTTCACGCGCTCTTTGACGAACACGGAGCCGCGCTCATAGCGGTGGCAGAGGCGGGGATTGCACTCGACCACACGATGGGTGGCAGACGCTTCGAGACGCACACCGACTGTTGCCTCTCCGTATTCCGTGCTGCCCTCGCCCCACTTGTGAAGGAGGCAGACGATGACCGCGCATAGTGCGTTCGAGGTCGGAGGGCAGCCCTGCGACAACTTCACGCCCGAGATGACCTACTTCGGCCACAACGAGCACGAGTGTTGGTGCATCAGGCCGATACGCTGTGGTAAGAACGTCAAACCTGGGGACTGCCACGGGTCGGTGTCGTTCTGCCTCAACTGCCACAGCGACCATCACAGCGGCGGCTACGAGACCTGCCCCGTCCCTGACCCTAATCCCGATGAGGAGGCAGACCGATGAGCTTCGACGTGGAAGTAGTGGAACACGCGGGCGCAGACTGCCGCGAATGTCCAGTCTATGAGTTCTGCGAGATTGGCACCGAGCAGGGCAGCGATGCTTGCCGAGGGATGCTCAACGTGAAGGAGGCCACCGATGAGTGACACCGTACACGACCTTAAGATCCAATCGCAGTACTTCGACCGCATAGCGTCTGGCGCGAAGAAGGCAGAGATGCGGAAGAACGACCGCGACTTTCAACTGGGCGACCTCTTGCGACTACGCGAGTACGCCCACGACTACACGGGGAGAGAGATAATCGTGCGCGTGACCGACACCCTCTACGGCCCCTGCTTCGGCATCGAAGATGGTTACGTGATGATGTCCATCCGAAAGGCGTGATCCGATGACTGACACCGACAGGTACGTGTTGGCCGTTAACGCCTACGCAGAGGTCGAGCGCATTAAGGCGCGGTGCAGCATCGCGGAAGCCGTGGCACTAGACGCGCTCGTGTGCGGCTGCAAGTCAATCCCCTCACTCCTCACCGACCTCACCGCCGCCAACGTACGCGCAGATGAGGCAGCGGCGATGTGCAGGTGGCTGGCGGGACAAGCGGCCATGGGCGCGTGGGACGAACTAGCTTGTCGCCCAGAGCACCGCCGCCCACCGGGATACGCGCCGGTAATCCTCCCCGACACGGACGGCCTGACGATGCCTGAACGCTGGCTCGCCGCTGCACGAGAGGCGGTGAAGCGATGAGCCACGATGAGGACGTGCGGCTGCTCGTACTCGACCTGTGCCAGCAGTGCCTCGACTCCGTTGGGTGCGATGACTGCAAGCACTTTGATGACTCGCTCGAAACGGGCGGCTGTAGCCTGATGCACCGCATCCTCGCGCTCACTGACGCACTGATGGAGGAGCATGAGGCGGTGAAGGCTTGGACGAGCAACGAGTGGGATGCCGATGAGGACTTCGACGAGTACCAACAACGCGACAACGCCCTCATCCTTGCCAGGAACGCCGCCTACGACAAGGTAGAGGGGATACTGAGGGAGGGGCGATGAGCTACCTCGACGATTGCGCGATAGCCGCATGGATGCGCGAGTACCCGTACGACGATGCTGAACTTGCCGCGTTCGCGCTTGAGCACACGTTTCAGGGTGCATTCCTCAGACTGCGGCTCGCGTGGGACGACTTCGCATTCGACTTCATGTTCGCGCTCGGATTCACTCGTACGTCGAGAGGGTGGCTCAAGTGATCGACGCGGACCGCGTGGCGCGGGAGTTCTGCGAGCTGTCGGGTAGCGGCCAAGAGCTCGTGCGGCAGCTCGTGAACACGCTCGCGCTCATCGAAGCGATCACCGTGCCGGGCTCATCGCCGGACGGCCCCTCGGGATCCTCCGCGGCTTCCCGCGTCCCGGGCAACCTGCGTGCAGCGGGCGCTCATCGGCGGCTGCTCGGGAAGTGCCACAGCGCGATCGACGCGGCGATGATGGAACTCGGCAAGGCGGCCGGCCTGAGCGTCGTCACCGTACCGCCGGAGTACCGGAGGCGCGGGCCGTACAAGAAGGGGAAGGGAGTCACGAGGTGAGAGATCATCGAGCCTACGTCAACGGCAAGTGGGTGGACTTCGCCCTTCGCGGAGGCGCTCGCGTGATGCGACCTGTCCCCAAGTCATCTCACGGCTATGGCCTACCCGAGTGGCTCCCTGCCGAGTTCCTGAACGTCGAGGAGACGCTCGGGCTGGGGGAACTCGACCTGTGGGTGTCCGACATGCGCTGCTCGAGATGCGCGAACCCACCCGACTGGCGAGGGCTCGAACGGGCGCACATCGTCCGCAGAGGGCTCGGCGGCAAGCGCAAGGGCACGACGGGCCCGACGCTGAGGCTCTGCTACCGCTGCCATCACGAGGATCTCGACGCGCACAGCGACCAGGCGCTTGCCATCCGCAGGGACGGCGCGGTGTGCTGGTTGACGCTCGTGCAAGCGCAGACGATCGGCATGCTGCCCGTCGTGAAGGTGGACGTGCTCATGCCAGAAGGGAGTGTGAGGGTGTGAAGGGCACCGAGTTCATCGTAGGTTTCTGCATAGCGTTCTTCTTCAGTGGAGTGTTGCCGATCGCATGGAGGGAGCATCAGCGGCGCAAGAGGCGTTCCTCGCGGCGGCCAGGAAGATGAGGAAGCACATGCTTGACGGGAGGGGATGGGAGTGAGTGACACCGACAAGCATGCGGAGCTGCTCGCTGCGCTCTACGGCTGTACAGAATGCCCGTCATGGGTTCACCCCGAGGTTGAGGCCATACTGGACTACCTCGATGTGCTGGAGGCTGCGCTGCTTCTGGCAGCGGGTGAAGCCGCCGACCTCCTCGCTGACGAACGAGGCGACTTTGTGCCGGCCGAGGATCTCGCCGGTGCGTGTAAACGCATAGCCGCATTGTCCGATGAGGAGCGCCGGGCGCATGTGCTGATAGCGGGAGGTGACGCTGACTGCCCACCGAGGTCGTGGATGTGGCTTGCGAAGTATGGCTACGGCCAGTTCTTCCTGCCACCGGAGGGCGGGCCTACTTGTCGTAGGTGGACGCACGAGACTGACGAGAACAAGGCGGCCCAGGCTGCTGCTGCACGAGAGGCGGGATTGATCTAGCTACTTGCAGGACTTGATCCGAAGGGAGCGTATCGCTGTGAAGCTGTGGCTGTTCAAGAACAAGCGGACATTCTCCTCATCAGAAGAGGGGGGCCAATCTCCCGAGTGGTACGGTTGGGCGGGTGACGACTATATATGCGCGATCGTCTCGGCTGAAACTTCGGAGGAGGCGTGGGCGATACTCCGAGCGGCCAACAACGACCCCTCCGCGATGCTGTGGACTTACGGGAGTGTGGACTTCGGGGATACGTGGACGGTAGAGGAACTTGTTCCGGCTGAATCCTCACGTATGATGCTGCTGGTCTACGGAGCCTACTAGGGAGGGGGACGTATGCGCGTCTTTATCGTCACCGTCGTACTCGTACTCGCAACCTGGACAGCCCCGTTCGTCCCGGTTCCCGCGTCTCCCGCCGTGTCGCCGCTTGAAACCACCGCCACGGTATGCACGCCGACCGCAGTGATCGCACCCGTTCCGCAGACGGACGACCTGCCCGCGGGATGGGAGCCGTGGGGGACCGAGTTCGTCGACAGGCTCGCAACGGATGCCGAGGCATGGGAGACGTCCTCGACGCCGTGACACTTGCAGGGCTAGCTATTCGCGTGTACGCTGTGTACGGTCCTAGAGTCCCCCCTGATGATGCTCCCCCCTCCCTTCCGGAGCATCATCGCCGTCGAGCCGGTAGCTCCGGCCCCGCCTCCTTTCGGTCCGTCGGTGGGACGGGTCACCCTTGGCTCTCCTTCACCTTGCAATCGATTCTCATGGATACCGGGAAGGCACATGCGATACCGCTGCCCCGACTGTCGCGCAGAATACGACTACCCGACCCCGCCGCCGAGTGGGGTCGCTTACTGTCCGCAGTGCTTCGTCCCGATGGACGAACGCCCGGCGAGCTTCACCGAGCGCGTGCTGCGGGCAGACGTGATACCCGACTACCTCAAGGGCATCGCGGCGATGATGACGCACAATGGGCGGGTGTGAGCGCGATGGCACGTACAGGCCGTCCGAACGGCAGACCGAGCGAGTACAAGGCGGACACGCATGTCAGCGCAGTCCTCTCAGCCGAGTGCATCGACGGTGGCGCGACGTGGACAACGATTGCGAAGGTATGCGGCAAGAGCATCCCAACAGTGAAGTCATGGTCGAAGGAACACGAGGGGTTTCTTGCCGCCATAAAACTGGCGAAGGCGCTCGTGGACGATTCAGTCGAGGTAGCGTTCAAGTCGAATGCCACCGGCGGCGCGGTCAAGTCAACGACGAGGGACCAGTACGGGCGCATCACCACGACGTACTATCCGCCCGACACCACGGCCGGCATCTTCTGGCTCTGCAACCGCAGGCGCAAGGGGTACGACCCTGACGATCCCGACGCCGGATGGCAGCACGTCCAGCGACTCGAGCACACGGGTGCGGACGGAGGCCCGATACAGCATGCCGACGTCACAGAGGCGCCCCTCGAAGACCTCATCGCCGAAGCAACCGCTCTCTGCAAGCGAGCGGCAGCGGTTGGCAGCACTGAACGCGGAGATAGCCCGGAGGCTGGCTAGCTGGGAGTATCTCGCCCGACCGAACCAGCGACCGCCCGAAGGCGAGTGGTTCGTGTGGCTCATCCTCGCAGGCAGAGGTTGGGGTAAGACGCGCACGGGCGCCGAGTACATCAAGGCGGCGCTGCTGGCCAACCCCGGCTGGCACGCGGCGATCGTCGCCGAGACCATCGCCGACGCACGCGACACGATGATAGAAGGCGAAGAGAGCGGCCTTCTGCGCCTGTTCGCTGACTCCGACCTACGGGGCGGTAGCGTCGAGACAGCCTGGAACCGTTCGATGGGTGAGCTGTATCTGGCGAACGGCAGCAAGGCGAAGACGTACTCGGCTGAGAAGTCCGGACTCTTGCGAGGTCCACAGCATCACGTAGCGTGGTGCGACGAATCCGCGAAGTGGCCGGATGCACCGAGGGGCACCGAGGAAGACACGACGTGGTCCAACCTCATGTTCGGGCTCAGACTCGGACACGATCCGAAGTGCGTCGTCACGACCACACCGAAACCGTTCAAGCTCATCCGCGAGCTGATAGCCGCTCCATCGACCGCCGTCACGATCGGCACCACATACGAGAACCTCGGCAACCTCGCGCCCGCCTTCGCTACCGAGGTCATCACGAAGTACGAGGGCACGCGCTTGGGGCGGCAGGAGCTTCTCGCCGAACTGCTCGACGACGTACCCGGCGCCGCCTGGATGCGTGCGGACATCGACACGCATCGCGTCACGGCCGCACCAGAACTCACGCGCATCGTCGTGGGCGTGGACCCGTCGGTCACGAGCAAGAGCGACTCGGCCGAGTGCGGCATCATCGTGGCGGGCCTGGGTGTCGACGGACACGGCTATGTGCTCGCGGACCACTCGCGGAGAGACACGCCGAAGGCTTGGGCGACGGAAGCCGTGACCGCATACCACGCGCACAACGCCGATAGGCTCGTGGCCGAGGTCAACAACGGCGGCGAGATGGTCGAGTTGACCGTGCACACCATCGACACGAACGTGAGCTACAAGCCCGTCCATGCGCAGAAGGGCAAGGCAGCGAGAGCCGAGCCTATCGCGAGTCTCTACGAGCAGGGCAAGGTCCACCACGTCGGGCGCTTCGACGAACTCGAAGACCAGCAATGTTCGTACATCCCCGGTGCCGAGTCCCCTGACCGGCTCGACGCGCTCGTGTGGGCCCTGACCGAGCTGATGCTCGCCGCGCAACCCGATATCGCGCTCTAAGGAGACGGCATGGGACTGTTCTCGTCGCATAGGAAGCAGGCTGCGCCGGCCGAGGTCAAGCAGGAGTTCCCGGTGCAGGAGGGCGCGAAGCTCGTCGTGCCGATATCGCTCTCGGGACGTCCGGTGAATCATGCCGAGGCGTTCGATCTCGCGAACCACCTTGACGAGCTCGTAGCCGCTTCGAGGGACATCTGGCGTACGAACCTCGCCGAGTGTCCGCTCGTTGCGTTCAGGGACGGCGAACCCGACTATCTCCACCCGTTCTCGAAGGCGTTCTCCCGCCCGTCGTTGTACTTCACGCAGACCGACGTCTGGCGGCTCACCTCCGACCACCTGTCCGGGCCCGGCAAGATGGGGGCGTTCCTGCTGTGCGTGAAGAACAGGGCGGGGACCGTGGCCGAGATATGGGCGCGGGGAGAGGGCGAGGTGCGTCCGATCCGCAGCCGCGAGACGTACATCAGCGGGTATCAGTGGCGCGACGGCACGCGGTGGACGGCAATACCCGACGAGGTGGAGGTCGTGCATCTGCGCTTCCCCGACTCAACCGACCAGTGGGCGCACCATTCGCCGCTCCATGACATCGTGAAGTCCATCCGCACGAACAACGAGGCGAGTGTGTGGCTCGACTACATGCTCGAGAACGGCGGTATGCCGAGCGCCGTGATCTTCGTAGAGTCATCGCCGGAGACCGCAGACGCGATGAGGGCGAAGATCAACGACGACTACATGGGTAGCGAGAACGTCGGGAAGGTCGGCGTGGTCGCGGGGGTCAAGCCGCAACTCGTGGAACTCGGGAGCAAGCTTGACGCGCTCGACTTGGGGGCCACGAAAGACCGCCTTGAACTCGCCATCGCCCGCGGCTACGGCATCCCCGCCGAGCTGCTCCAGCTCTACATCACGGCGGCGAAGGGCGAGGGGCTCGCCGGGAACAGCTACCGCGAGAAGCGCAAGATCCTCTACACGAACAAGCTGCTCCCTATCCTCAGCATGATCGAGGAGCGGGTCGCTCTCACCATCGGGCCGCTCTACAACCTCGGCGTGGAGGACATCCACTTCGACACCGCGAAGCTCGACGTGTTCGATGACACACCGCTCGAGAAGGCCCAGCGCATCACCGCCATCGCGTCGTTCACGTCCGCCGCCGAACGCCGCGCCATGATGGGAGGGTTGCCGGAACGCACCGACCCCGGCATCGACGACATACCCGAACTCGCGCTGCGTGCGCGTCTCGGCGCACTCACGGCATCGCCGGTGAAGTCCGCTCCGCCGATCATCGAACGCAAGGCGCTGCCACGTGAGCAGAAGCTGTTGACGTTCGACATGAAGGCGCGCTCGCTCGAGGATTCGTGGGCGGCGAAGGCGCGGGCGGTGTTCGCCTCCGAGCGCAAAGCGGCGGCTGCGGTCATCGACAAGCTGTTCGGCGGCAAGGCCGAGGTCGACCCGGACGACATGGCCGAAGCGCTTGCCGCTGTGGTGAAGGCGAACGCATGGGAGCAAGCATTCGCGGACGAGATGCGCGATGCGATGTTCGATGCCGCTAGCGAGTCCGCCACGACCTTCGGCGTCACGTTCGATATCACGAACCCTGATGCGTTGGCGGCGGTGCTGACGCGCGTGGACAGCCTCGCAGGCGAGGTCACCGAGACGACCCGCACCGCCATCCGCGATGCCGTCACCCGCGGTATCGAGAACGGCACGCCGCTGCGTGAAGTGGCACGCGATATCGTCGGCGAGATCGGCCCCCTCGGGACGCAGATGGCTGAGACCCGCGCTGCCACCATCGCACGCACGGAGACCATCGGCGCGCTGAACGAGGGCGACAACGTCGGCGCCGCGCAGGTCAATGCCGAGACGCCGCTTGTGAAGGAGTGGCTGTCGGCAGGAGACGCCCAGGTTCGCGAGACGCACGCCATCGACGGCGAGGTCATCGGCTTCGATGAGTCCTTCAGCAACGGCCTGGAGTATCCGGGCGACCCGGCGGGCGATGCCGGAGAGGTCATCAACTGCCGCTGTGTCTGCTTGTACGATGTGAATCCCGAGGGCTAGGAAGGAGCGAGAACCCATGCGCAAGACGGAACACATGGAAGTCCCCTTCGAGCTGAAAGCTCTCGACGATGAGTCGGGCGTATTCGAGGGGTACGCATCGGTGTTCAACAACGTCGACAAGGGCGGCGACGTCGTCGAACCGGGGGCGTTCAAGCGCACCCTCGACCACAGCAAGGGAGCCATCCCGATCCTGTGGTTCCACGACGCGATGCAGCCCGTAGGCATCGGCCTCGAAGCGACGGAGGACGACCGCGGTCTGCTCGTCAAGGGACAGCTCGACCTCGGTACGCAGAAGGGTCGCGAGGTCTACTCGGGACTCAAGATGGGCTACATCAAGGCGATGAGCATCGGGTACACCGCCATCGTCAAGGAGATGAAGGACGGCATCCGGCATCTGATGGAGGTCGCGCTCCCCGAGTATAGTCTGCTCACAAAGGGCTTCGCGATGAATCCCGACGCCGACGTGACCGCCGTGAAGTCCGCGCCGTGGGCCGATACCGCCTTCGAGCTGTCTGACGTCGCCGAGTTGCTGACGTTCTGCTCCGGCGAAGCCGACACCAAGGAGTACGACCCCGAGGATGTGGAGGCGGCCAAGAGCGCCGCGCTCCTGTTCGTGGACGCGCTCACCCCTGACGACCCCGGTACGGAGGATCCCGTGCCGACGATCGACGCCGAAGCAGCGACCAAGATGCTGCAATCGGCGGACCTTGCGCTCGCCGCACTCGTGTAGTCGGCCCGTCCACACCGCGCAAGCGACCGTGGGCACCCGCACGAACGACCCGCTGGCACCGCGAACCGACAACGCGAGACGAAAGGCAGCATCATGGACACACTGGTAGAGAAGGGCGCGAAGGCGCTCAAGGCTGCGGCCGACGAGATGAGGGAGATCGCCGCGAAGTACGACGGGAGCTGTATCTCCGGCGACGACGCGGTGCGCTTCAAGGAGCTCTCGGAGGCGATGGCGGAGCACTCAGAGCAGGTGAAGGCGCTCGAGCGTGCGGGTGTCCTGACCGACGTGCTCGTCGCGCCGGCGGCGGTCATCCCGCACAACACCGAGCCCACGACCCCGACACACAAGGGATTCGCCGAGCAGATCCTCGGGTCGCGTGCCGAGTTCAAGGGCATCGACTGGAGCATGCGCGGCAGGACCGCGACGCTCACGCCGAGCGACTTCAAGACGCTCGTCGGTCATACCACGAGCGGTGGTCAGTACCTCATCCCCACCGAGCGGAACGAGGGCATGGTGCTTCCGCAGCGCCAGCTCCTGATCCGCGACCTGTTCACGCAGGTCCAGGCGACCAGCAACAACGGCGAGTTCTTCAACCAGACGGTGCGCACGAACAACGCGGACTTCGTCTCGGACGAGGTCGATACGCCGGACAAGCCGGAGAGCGCCGTCACCTACGAGCTCAAGACGTGGACTGCGCGGACGATCGCGCACTGGATCCCCGTGACGAAGAACATGCTCAACGACTACGCCGAACTCCAGGCGCTCCTCGAGGTCGATCTCATCTACGGCCTCAACTACAAGGAGGACGAGGCGCTCATGTGGGGCGCCGGCACCGGCAACGAGATCGACGGCGTCATCGCCGCTACCGGCACGCAGAGCCATACCCGTGTCTCTGGCGACACCATCTTCGACACCATCCGCCGGATGGTCACGAAGTCCTACAACTCGGCGCTCGTGCGTCCCGAGTTCGTGGTCGTGACCCCGGAGACGCTCGAGGGCATGGAGCTGTCGAAGGACAGCAACAACAACTACCTCTACGTCGTGCAGAACGGCCGCGCGTGGGGCCTGACCATCGTCGAGTCGCCGGTCATGGAAGACCCGGACAACGCAGGGTCGCACTACATGCTCGTCGGCAACGGCACGATCGGCGCCCGCATCCACGACCTCGAGAGTGAGAACGTGGAAGTCGGCTTCATCGACAAGCAGTTCATCCAGAACACCCGGACGCTGCTCGCCGAGAAGCGGCTCGGTTTCTCGATCCGCCGGGCCGGTTCGTTCGTGTACTGCAACAACACCGAGGACGGGGACGGCTACATCTCGTAACCGTTGGGGGGCGGGGGAGACTCCGCCCCCTCAGACGAGCGTATCGTCGGTACTTCCTCGGGGCCGGCGGTGCGCTCGTCTGAGGGGAGACCCCATGCTGTTCCTGCCCGTGACACGCACAAGAACGATGGAACGTGTGGTCGCGTCTATCGAAGCGTCGGACATACCCCGCAAGGCCATCGTGCTCATCGACGGTCCCGGGTGCGAAGCATGGCCGAAGGCGCTGACACGTGCGGGTTTCGACGTCGAATGTCATGTGACCGGCAACGGGAAGGCCCCGTTCTCCACTGATGCCAGACGTGCGCGGCACCTCAGGATGCGCCGTCTCTCGCAGACGCTGACACGCGACAAGGGCCGGGTGCTCTACCTCGAGGATGACGGCATCGTACCGGCCGACGTGTGGTCGCGTCTGTCGGCGTTGCTCGATAGCGGATATGCAGCGGTATCGGGATTGCAGACCTCGCGGCACGGGGGATTGCGCGCACCGGGACTGTGGCTGCACAGGAACGGCCTGTGGGCGACCGTATGGCCCTCTGAGGCTTCACCAGTCGATGCGTGCGGGCACTTCTGCCTGTTGACCGATGGAGAGACGTATTCGCGTGGTTTCGACCTGACAGGCGGCGAAGCGATAGACCGGGCGCATACCCAGCATCTCACCCCGCTCGGTTGCGATCCCGATGTAGTGGTCGGTCATCTGCTCGATAACGGACAGGTCATCAGAGAGCCGGAGCACCTCGTCGCCTATCGTGGCATCAAGGAGGTGGCACGGGTGAAAGCGGTACGCAGTCCAGCCGGGACGTTCTGGCCCGACATGCACGGCAAGAACTACGACCCGAGCATCCCGTACGACGACGACGGCATCCAGCGCGTAAGGCCGAAGGAGGCACCGAGAGTGAGAGACCCGAGGATGTACACCGTCAAGGGCAACGTCATCATCGGAGGGTTCGTGCGGGCGAAACGCCGGCACTCGATACATCTCGAGGAGGCACGGGCGTTGGCGATGGCTGGCGGCATGTACGCCGACGGCCCGTACGCGGGGTTGCCAATGGAGGCGGACCCCGAACTGGAGCTGCCGTACGAGCCCGTCGAGCCGGTGCGGGTAGAACCGGTGAGGTTCGATCCGCGTGAAGAGATCAAACCGATCGACCCGCGTACCGCGCTCAAGCACGTCTGCCGGGATTGCGGGAGGTCGTTCAAGAGCGCCGCCGGCCTGGCATCGCATATCAAGGCCGGGAAGTGCTGAGGATGGCGGACCTCTCGCTGCTCGTGTGTTCGATCCACCCGCGTACCGAGAAGCTGGCACGGCTTCTCGAGTGCCTCGACTCGCAGCCGAGAGCATACCTCGACCGCACGCAGATACTCGTCGACATCGACGACGGATGCACGATCGGGGCGAAGCGTAACCGCATGATCGCCGCGGCGAAAGGACGTTACGTCGCGTTCATCGACGATGATGACCTCGTGACCTGCGACTATCTCGAGCACATCTTCTACGGCATCGACAAGGGTGTCGACCACGTCGGCGTCGGGATGATCTACTGCAACGGACGCGAGCGCACCGAGGTCGTCTGTTCGATGCGCAACGGGTGGGAGAAGCGCGACGGGAAGTACCTCCGGCCGCCTCAGCACGTGTGCGCCATCAGACGGAGTATCGCCGCCAAGGTGCGATTCCCCGATGTCTCGTTCGGAGAGGACAAGGCGTTCGCGGAGACGGTGAGGCCGCTCGTACATACGGAACACCTGACGCCGCCGATCTATCTCTACCTATGGGAGCCGAAGTGCTGACAGTCGTCATCCCGGTGTACAACCACATCGACGATACGATCGTGACGCTCGACACGCTCGAAGCGACGACACGGTGTAGCGTCATCATCGTCGACGACGGGAGCACGGACGGGACACGTGAGGCTCTCGAGAACCGGGATGTGACGTACATCGCGAACGAGACGAATCTCGGCGTCAACGCATCGTGGAACGTCGGGATACGCGCTGCGATCGCGGCGGGCGCCGACTACATCTGCGTGGCGAACAACGACCTGGCGTTCGCTCCGGGCTGGTGGAGGCCACTCAGAGAGGCGCTCGACGACGGCTACGCGGTCGTGAGTCCGTACTCGACAGAGGGACAGCTCCCCGAGGACTGGCCCGCAGGTTCGAGACGCCATGAGAATCCACACCGGCTCGATATCCTCGGGTCGTGCTTCGCCTTCAAGCCGTCGCTCATCACTGAGATCGGCTACGTGCCCGAGGTCATGCGGCACTACTACGGCGACAACTGGATATGCGATACCTGCGCGAGGAAGCGGCTCAAGGTACGGCACATCCGCGAGGGCTACGTGCACCACTTCTACATGCAGACGACCTCGACGGTCGGGCACGAATCGCTCGAACGTGACGCCAAGGCGTACGCCCGATACCAGAGAGCTGGTCTGTGATGGACGGCGTGACGGTAGGCCCGCACACTTACTGCGGTTCGAACTGCGAGTTCCGTCCGTTCGAGGGGCACGTCATCATCGGCGACTACTGCTCGATAGCCGACCAAGTGATGTTCATCGCTGGAGGCGAACACCTCATGGGACGCGTCTCGACGTTCCCGTTTCTCGTCAAGTTCGGCATCGGGTCGTTCCCGTCGATGAGCCGCGGGGATGTGGTCGTCGGGTCTGACGTGTGGATCGGGACTCGCGCAATCTTCCTGCCCGGGGTGAGTGTCGGACACGGGGCGGTCATCGGGGCGGGCGCGGTCGTGACCCGTGACGTGCCGCCCTACGCGGTGGCTGCCGGGAACCCGGCGCGGGTCGTCAGGTACCGCTTCGATGAGGAGACCATCGCACGGCTGCTCGCGTGCGCGTGGTGGGAGTGGCCGGAGGAGAAGGTGCGCGAGTACGTGCCGCTGATGGACGACCCTCTGACGTTTCTGGAGGCGGTGGGATGCTAGACGGTTGGCATGTCATCGTCGTCACTCCAGGCTACGCCCCGGCTGAGATGTTCGCCCGTGGCTGTGAACTCATGGCCGACAAGTGGACGCCGGGGCTGGTGGACGAGAAGTGGCTGCTGCTGAACAAGTACCCGCTCCCGAGCGTGGAGACAAACGAGGCCGCGCTCATCGAAGCCGCCGCACGCTTCGGCTACAACACCTTCGACTCAGGCGCTGACCTCGGACTCGCCGGTTCGCTCGAGCACTTCTTCAAGACGCACCGGCAGCCGCAGAACACGCTGCTGATATCGGTCGACCCTGACAGCACGACGGATGATGCAGGCTTCGATCTCGCGCTCTGCCAAGTCGTCACGGCCGGCCGACGCGTACCGGCGTGCGCGCTCGGTATCCCACAAGTGGAGGGTATGCCCGTGACGATGATCGCCGGACACCGCGTGTTCGTGCACCCGTCGATGATGATGACGAACATCGGGTGCGTGGACCTCGGGTGGTACGGCGCCGAGTTCAAGGCGAACGGCAAGCTGTGGGGTGGCAACGAGTCGAAGCTCTACGAGCGCTTGAAGGCGACCGGTACGCGACTCGGCTACCTGCTCGACTACACCAACGCCCCAGGACTCCGCCGGTCGCACGATATCCGGTATGCGATCTGGAAGTGGGAGCACTTCTACGGACGCTTCAGCGGGTCGTTCGCCGAGTACCTGGCCTCGCCGAAGTGCACAGACGACCTCATCGGGCTCTGCGGCAAACAGCGTATGGTCCTCGACATAGCCGATGACCTGGTGGCATCGGTGGAGAACGGCACCGACCTGACGGGTGCGGCAGGCAGGTTGCGTACGGAACTCGATGGTCTTGGCGACTACGGAGGATGAGGGCATGAGCGAGTCCCGAGGACATGATGACGGCATGGGTAGGTACCAGATGCACAGTCTGACGCCTGTCGTTCCCGGCGTGTACGAGGACGGCGACGGCTCACTGTGGACGAGGTCGGATGGGGCCATGCGGCGGGTCACGTCCCGCGATGACCTTCCGCGCCGGAGCGTTCTGTTCGTCGGGAAGAAGCATGACCGCCATACCGCCCGCGCTCTCGCCCACCTCGAACGTGTATTCGAGGTGACGGCGTGTCTCGGTGAGTGGAGCGACCGTCTGCCCGAAGCCGCGCGGTGGTGGAAGGGCGATTAC